AGCTCCCTGAGTGTCTAGGTTTTGTAGAATCTCATCAAACGCGGCTAATCCAGTAGCAGCATCAAATCCAGTATTTACATTACCTCTTTCAGTTACAGCAGCAAAAAGACCCTGTGTACCTTTAGCTCCAGCAGTAGCAGCTCCAGATCCCTGTGCAGCTTTTTCGCCTTCAACCATTGACATTTCTAAGTAATCTTCAAAACGTAAACGAGTTTCAGATTCAGCTTTTAAATACCATAGGTAACCAGAAGTTCCAGCTTCAGTAGCAACTTCTACCCATCCAATCTGAGCTGTGTCAGAACCAGAAACAACATATTTGTTACGGATAATAATTGGTGAGTTAGAAAATTGTGTGAATTGAGGAGTAATAGAATTGTACTCTTCGCCTGCAACTCCGCTGTCAGCTAATGTAGATCCTTTTCCATATTCAGATCCATAAACAAATATCTTTAATCCAGTAGCACCTAGCCCGCTTGTGTCAGCAGCCGTATATGGAGCAACGATAAGATCACCTGTTGTAGTGTCAGAATTTGTAACTAATGCTTTAATCTCTGCGTTAGTAGCAGGATCCATAATAACAATAGTTTGGTTTTTAGAAATAACATTAGCAACATAATCCTTAGGATCAGCTGGGTTTAAATTTACAGGAATAGTAATTGTACTTACATTACCTACTACTGCATTTGTACAACCAGAGTAAGAAATGTGTAATCTATTCTGCTCAGACCAGATAACTTGGTCAGATGACATTGGCATTTCAGCACCTACCATACGTAAGAAGCCAGATAGAGTACGATTTCCGTATCTTTCTACTTCTGCTTCGTATACTTCAGGTAAGTATTGTTCTGCGAATGCAACAGTAGTTCCATCTGTAAAATTTAAGTAATTTCCAGAAAGAGCTTGTTGCTTTTGACTTGGAGTGATATCTCCAAATTGTGGTGTTAAAGCCATAATAATTAATTTTTAAATTGTTTCTTTTTTATTTTTAATTTTGTAGAATCAGCGCCACTGATAGATCTGACTTTTAACCCATTAACAAAAACACTTCCAGGCGTTGCTTGTCTAACATCATCTTTAATATTATTAGACTTTGCTGTAATTTCTTTTACAGCGTCAGCTTTACCTTGTTCGTAAAAGTGTTGAGCAATGGTATCGGCATTTCTAGCAGCATACAATGCTTTGTGATAGTCAGCATAATTTTTAACTGTACCTTTGTTATTTAGAAACTTTCCAATAACACTTTTTAGGTCAGACTGATTTTCTTTAACAACATTAGCATCTTTTACAGCGTATCTAAATTTCTTTTCACCTAAATTGAAATCAAAACCTTTGAAATCGTTTGAAAAGAATTTATTATTTTCACTTAAAAAATCCTCTCTTGTTTTAGCTTGTATTTGCTCATCTTCTTTATACCTATTAAAAAAGTCCATAGCTTTCTTCTGCTCTTGAGTAACGCCCGGTCTCAACTTGATCTCGTCGTAATATTTACTCTTAAGCCCTTCCAAATAGTTTCTGGCTTTTCCAATCTCTTCTTTATACGCAATCTTTTTCTTGCGTACATCTCTTTCATCATCGAGTTCTTCATCATAAGAAAAATCCTCTAATAAAAGATTAACATCTTCTTGATCTAAGTAAGGTTTTGTTTTAGCGTAGTACTCTTTTAATAGAGCAACATCATTGATGTTTTTATAATCCGCATTTAACCTAACATAGTCTTGCAGAGTTCCTCCTGTGTCATTCATAAAGTCTACAACTTTTTGAATATTTTCTGGCAACTCTACACCTGTTTCTTCTTTTTGTTCTACAGCTTGTTCAACTTCAGAAGATAGCTCATTAACTACTGTTTCTTCTGAAACTTTTTCGTCTGTAATTTCTTGTATTATCGGTTCTGCCGTTTGTTCTTCGGTGTCCCGTATTTCTTCAACCACTTCTTGGCTGTTGCTTTCGTCTTTGGGTTGTTCGACAACAGCATTGCTGTCATCTGTGCTTTGCTCTTGAATGGCATTGTCTTCTTCTTTTACTACTACTTTTGTAATGTCCTCAGCCTCGGCTGGTTTACTTAAATCTACCTTTATAGGTTCATTTTCTTTGTTAGAAAATTTCTTAGGCTTTTTAATTTTAAAATCGCCTTCTTGTTTCACTTGTGTTGACATAATATAATATAATTAAATAATTAAGCGTTTGATTTATTTAGGCTCAAACTGTTCTAATCCAAAACCACCTAAAACATCAAACCCAGAAGATTCAAAGTTTTTTGGAGGTGTGTTGTTTTGTCGCTGACTAATAAGCTCGCTTTGTTGCGAAGCAACTATTTTAGCTCTACCGTCTTTACGATCTTCTTTGTTGTTTTCTTTATTAATTTGAGACATTGATTGAGCTTGAGCTAATTGCATATTGTAATTAAACTCTTCGGTCATAAGCTGCTTTTTAATATTAGCTTCTTGCTGTAACTTTTGAACATCAAACTGCATTTTAGCTTGTTCTAACTGTATTTTTTGTTCGGTTAAAACTTGCTGCTTTTGCGTTTCCGCCAATGCTGTCTGTTGTGCTAGCTGAGCGTTTGCTTGTGCTTGTGCGGCAATATTTGCTTGCTGTGCTTGTTGATCTCTTTCTGCTTTTTGGCGTTGTTTTACTTTTAAAAGCTCATTTGCGGTTTTTATATTTTTTATATTTCTTATATCTATAGCATCTTCTAAGCCTATAGATCCCGCAGATAATGCTGTTTGTATATTACCCTCAAGTTGAGCTCTTTGTTCTTCATCGGGCTCAAGCTCTAAAAATATACCAAAGTCATGGAGTTGTAAATCGGCTAATTCTTCTAGCGTACCTACATTATAGTTACTTATTGATTGCTTAAGAGATTGGGCCGTTAATGGAAATGCTAAAGCATCTGAAATTCTTAATGCGATGTTTTCACATGTTGATAATGTTATAAACGCTTGCGCTTGCAATATATGCCTAGTAGCTGTATTTGAATTTGCCGCTGCTATTTTTTGTAATCCAACTAAAGCATTTTTATCAGGCATCGCCCCGTCTCTAGCCTCGTTTAATCCGGTTACATCGCGTATCATTTGTAAATAATACTGATATGTACTTATTAAAGCACTTAACTTAGCTTGCCCATTCGATGTTTGCAATTCCTGAATTGGAACTTTACCTCTATTTAGATCTCCATCCTGCGTTAAACTTCTACCTACAATAGAACCTGTTTGAAAATACATATTAAGCGCTTCCGCTGGATTGTAGTTTGTTCCATTGCCAAGATCAACTTCAGCTAGACCGTCCATATCTAAATAAACACCATCTGGTACCATTCTTGATAACACCTGTTGCATTTTTAAATGCGTTAGCTGTATCATATCGGCAAAACCAGTAATTCTATTTACCAAAGAATCTATTCTACCCTTATACATTCTTGGTGCACAAATAGAATAATTCATCTTTACTTTTGTAGTATCGGCAAAAGGACGGGTCATATTTTCAGCTAATTCCCATCTTAACATAAACTCCTGCCCTAAAATTTTTGCTCCAGAATATAAAACCTCAATAGATCTTGAGACTCTTTCAAAGTTATCATTTTTAGGTGGATTAAAAGTATCTGGCTTTTCTAAAGCTTTTTCTAATCCTTGATCTGTTTTCTTTATTTTAAACACTTGATCGGAATATGTTTTATATTCAAAATACAAAACATTTACTTGATCATCATTACCGTCATTACCATTGTAACCTCTTAAGTAATTAGTTGAGGTACCGTATTTATTTATTTCCTCTAGTTGTTCCGGTGTTAAATAAGGAAATTGTTTTTTTAACTCTGCTATTGATATAGTTTTTACCTCGCCTGCATAATATATATCTTCAAAGTTTGGATCTTCTGTATAAGAATAAACTAAACTAGCGGGATCTACATAATCAACAGTAATGCCATTAGAATTATTAAAGCAGGTTTTAGTAGCCCCAATTCCTAATGTAACTAAATCATATATTACTCTTTTTCTAATTTCATCATATTTATTAGAATCTAAAACAGTATCTATAGCTTGCTCTTCAGCAACTTCAACAGCTTCTTTAAATTCTAATTGCATTTTTAATGATAACTCATTTAGATCTTTTGGCAGCTTTTCTTTGTCGGTAGAATACATATTAACACCTAAAGTGCCTTCCATTTTTTCTAAAAACTCTTTAGCTACCATATCACGCATTATTCTTTCAGCGTAATTAGTTCTTTTCTTTAAAGACTCTGGGTCCTGCGCAAATGCTTTTATTTCATAAGATCTTTGCGACATACCATTTACTACTATATCAACAAATTTTGATAGTATTGGTACTGGCTTCCAGTCTAAATTTAAATAAGATAAATCACCATTTATTGCTAACTCATCTTTATACTTTTGTATTGATTGCTCGCCTCTGGCATAAAGCTTAAGTCTATGGTAGTTTTGATAATTGGTTATAAAGCGATCACCACCGGCTCTATTGCTTTTAAACCATTCGTATTCAATAGCCCTACCGACTTTTACACCATATTCTAATGATTGCTTTTCTTCATCAGGTACCACCTGATTTGGAAATGAACTGTTATAACTAGTTGTAATCATTTATATTATTTTTGAGCTATACCCGTTATTGTTATATTTCTTAATTCCTAGATCCATTGATTTTAGTGTTCGCTTTGGAACTGGTCTATATTTGTTTTTATTACACGCCATTATGGCTAATCCTGAGCTTATGGTTGCATCGTGTTTAGTACGATTATTAATATTAAACTTTGCCCAGTCTTCCAAGGTTTTTTGAAAATACATATTTCCGTAACCCTCCTCCTTAAGCCCCACATGATCTTCTATATAAGCTTCTATTGCTGCAGCGTGCGCTTGTTTTATATCTTCGCTTGAATTGGGCATACCGCCTATTTCGCGTTCTGTTACTGATAATTTATTTAAAAGCTTATCCGGTCTATTCATACTAAAACCTCTGTAACCCCTTCTTTTAAAATGATATAAAAGTCTAGGCTTATTATTTTCAGCCAATATAGGCATCCCGTAAAAGATACAAGCCATTAAAACGTCTTCAAAAAATATATCAGCTGTCTGAGGTCTAGCTATATATTCTAAAAAAAATGTATTAGCAGGAGCGTCTTCCATACTAAATTTTGTTAACCCATGCAGCGCGCCCTTAGAACCTTTACCGTCAGTTGTTCCCGATATATCATAACTGTCACATCCAAAAGCGCCCATATGTTCGTTGCCGGGGTATTTAATACCATTTTTTATTATGATATTATTTTGCTGTAAAAGATTAGGAATCCAAGATATAAAAAATCTTCCTTCTTTAGACGGTGCAAATTTTACTTTAGAATCTTTGATACCATTTTCCCAATAAAAATTACCCTGTGTTACCACATTTGAATTTCTTAAATCTTCATTGTAATCTATTTGTTCATATATCTTAGTTAGATTAAATAAAGATTGCTTAGCTTCATCTCTAAAAGCGTGCTTTTCCGTACGTGGGAACTGTCTGTAAAATTCATTTAAACCATCTTGGTCATCTTTTAAACCCTCAACCTCGTTGTTCCAGTATTCAATTACACCTAGTTTTATTTTTTCACCGCTAGGTCCTTCCACTGGTTTTTTAGGCGTGTCGAAGACAGGTAGGCCATAAGAATCAATATATCCTTCGTAGTTCCATTCCATAGGTATGAACAAAGAATATAATCCCGAACGAGTTTGTCCATTTGCATTTCTTTTTGTGGCGTCTGAATCGTCATAAAGTTTTCTAAAATTTTCACCACCTTTGTCCAATGAGTTAGATGTTGATCCCATCATACATTTTCCAACAATTCTACTACCTAGTCTCAATGTTGTTTTAGTAACACGCCAGTTGTTTAATATATTATCAGGGCGTTCCCATTTACCTGATTCGTCGTGTACTAATAATTTTAATTTTTCACCATCATAACTATTGTCACCGGTGTTTTTCCAATCAATAGTTGTATCTAATCCTTCGAGCTCTTCGCCTGATTCGTTCGCTTCAAGTTTCCTCCTTGTAAGTTTCGATGCCGGTACCCTGTATGCAAGCTCGGTTTTTGGCCTGTCCATTCCGTCCTGGATGGGTTTGAAAAAGAACGGGTAGTT